CTTCAGGGCCATTGATAATTTGTAAGAGTATTTTGTCTACTGTTGTCATAATTATACTATACACAAGTTGTTAACACAAGTCAATACCTTATAGAAAAAAATAGGCCTCAATATTATTTAAGACCTGTGGTTGACCTTTTGGACAAATCAGTTTTTGCGTTCAATGTCGTCTTCTGTACATTCGGTACCAAATTGTATTTCAACAATTCGGCATGGAATTTCGTACGGGTTAGATAACTTGTGCCAATTACCTTGTGGAATAAATGTATGGCAATGTTCATTCATTAAAGTAACCGGTCCGCTGTCGCTAACTACTTGGCACATACCATGCGATACTAACCAATACTCACTTCTTTTAAAATGTCGTTGCATACTAAGGCTTTGTCCGGGGTTAATTGTTAACTCCTTAACTTTTGTTCCGGAAACTTCATGTAAAACTCTGTAATAGCCCCATGGTCGTTCTGTTTTAGGAGCTTTCCATTCTTCTAAAATCCAACTTGATGAGTTCTTTTTGTTTTCTCCGCCTACACCAAATTTAAAAATTACATCTGGTATAACTGCTTCAGGTATATTTTCTGCCGTCCTATCGCCACCGTTAGCAAAAATGATTTGATCTTTTGGAAAAAGTTGTTGAACATTTTTTATAGCTTCAATTGCAGAATTATCGTCATCGTTAAATAAAATTATCCCGTCAACCATTCTTAAATTTTCAATAATGGCAACACGTTCGTGACAGGGCATAAATGCACGACCTTTTTTGCGACTTAGCCATGCATCGCTATTAAGTCCAACAATTAATTTGTCCCCAAGATTTTTTGCGGCTTTAAAATACTCAATATGTCCGCTATGTAATGGGTCAAAACCGCCCGTTACAAGAACTATTTTCATAAACTAGCATCTTCCATGCCGGCAACACGTAATTTTACAATATTTGTAAGTTGCCATTGTTTTTGATCCAATGCTTTAGTAATGCCAAGCCATTTATTTCTTAGTAAGGCAAATTCGTTGATAATTTTTTCAAAATCAACTACATCTGCCTCACCTTCGACAAATTTTTCGCAATCTCTGCTACTAAGTGCTCGCTGATAATTTTCTAAATATTTTCGAAAATGACTACTCTTAAGTCGGCGAAGTTCAATGTTTAGATATTCTAAAATTGCTTCAATTTCTTGTAGTTGACTAAATCGTTGTTCAACTATTCCTGGCATAGATGCTGCTGCTTTTTCAACATTTCCTGTGATTCGACACTCTTTACGTGCTTCGTCAAGTTCTCCGTTAAAATATTCAACAGCATCTGGGATATAAGAAATATCTTTTGCAATTTTAGCGTACCACATTAAAAATCTAGTTCCTTATAGTCGTCATCATCTTCAACTTCTTCGTCAAGATAGTAGTCGATAGCTGAATCTAGGGTTTCATCAACTCCAGTTGCATTTTGCAACACTTTGTCGCTAACTCCGTGATCAGCTAGAAGGTCTACATACCTCTCAGCAACAAGTTCTAATTGTTTTTTATCAATATAGTCTGCAAACAGCAACCAGATATCACCAATTTGTGTTTCATTCAACATTTTCAGGATTCTCCTCAGGAACAGAAACGTTATTAACAGTTTTGATATGGAATTTTTCCATTATCATATCTAATTTATCATCTTTCCATTCTTTTCGGTAGAATTTGAATTCCTCGCCTGTTTCTGGATCAACCCATTTGAGTCTATTGCCTTCTTGTTTAAGTAAACCTTCCTTCTCACAAAGATCAACCATGCCTGAGTACGGGTTCATCCCTGTTTCATAAGGAATTTTAATCTGTACTGACTCAAAAGGCTTTGCATAACGAGTTTTCATGATTTTACATGCTGCACGAATACCATTTACTTCGCTAGTCTTGTTACCATCTTCATCTTCTTTAAGTTTTAGTTTTTTCATGGCAACCACGATAGAACTTGCGTAAATGAAGCCTTGTCCGCCTGAGATTTTATCATCTGGGTCGAACATATCTTGGCTAGCGTATGTGTGATTTGTAGCCACAAGACCGACATTGTAACTACCAAACATATTAACACAGTTACGAACAAGAGCCGTAAGTGCTTTTGGCTTTCTACCCATGTCACCTTTAAGATCTCCTGCTTCAAATTGATTAACGTCAGTTGGTGTAAGCATCATGCCAAGGCTGTCTATGACAAAGAGGACCTTTGGACGGTCAGTCATTTCCTTGTATTCTTTCATGAACTCGTTGATTGTTTTAGCAACATCATCGATCATGGCCATGTTGAGTTTTAGCAATTTTTCTTCGCTAGTGTCAACACCTAATGCTTCTAACCAATCTTTATCCAATGCATTTTCTGTGTCAATAAGAATAACATAGATACCTTGTTGTTGTGCATTACGTACTAGATTGCCGCTACAAATAAAACTTTTGCCTGCGCCGCTTTCTCCAGCAAACACAGTAACTTTTCCAAGAGGAACACCTTTGTGGAAGTCACCGCTGATGAGATAGTTTAGTGTGTAATTGCCTGTGCTGATCCAATCAGTAGGATCATTAAACCCAACACCGAGTCCGTCGATAGACTTGGTTAGGGTTTTTCTAAATTTAGATAAATCGAATGCTTTTGTGGCCATTATTGATCTAACTCCATTGAATTCCACTCTTTGATTACTGCAATAACGTCCTCTTCTGTATTGCACATAGTCTTAGTGTTTTTCCATTCTTCTTTTTTGTCACGACCGCCAATTTCTACCATCCAACCGTTGTCATAACGATTAATTGTAATTGACTCGTTGACTTTTGCTAATTTAGTTAATTTTGCCATTTTATTCTCCTAATAGGTGTGAGAACTTGGGCGTATGACTAAGTCACATTGGCCCAAGCCTTGTTTATTGCTTTTGACGATTGCGAATCATTGCCAAGATGTCTTGAGCACGTGAATCGCCTGATGATTCTTCTGCTTTTGGAGCAGGAGCTGCTTTTGTTGTAGCAACAGGAGCAGGTTCATCATCGTAACTGTCTTCTGCTGATGCAGATGCTTTAGGAGTAGATGCTTTGTTAGGATCACCAGTGTTTTGGCCCATGCCTGCTGGTTTAAAATATTGACCCCAACGTTCCATGTCAAATGCTTCGCCGTCAACTGACGCTTCAAACATTTCTTTCATGACTTTCAATTCAATTTCAGTTGGCTTTTTAGGCAAGAAATCTGACAAGTTGTACAAGCCATGATTTTTAATTGCATCTTGTTCTTCATCGCTCAAAGGACGTTCACGACGTGCCCAGCTCGATGTTGAATAGTCTGCATAACCGCCTTTGCTTCCTTTTTTCATACGGAAGTCTAAACCATGTACGTAATCAGTTGGCAAATCTTCCAACTCTGGATCAACCAACGCACTACGAATTAGTTGGAAAATCTGAGGACCGATAATAAAACGGCGAATTGGATTTTCAGGTTTGGTTTCTTCCTTCAAACCATCTTCTGCAACAAATCCTTGGAAAATATAACTACGCTTTTTCCAATATTTACGACCCATATCTTCAAGTGCAGGGTCTTTAAACCAACCACGAACTTCTGTTAGAATTGGGCAAGTGTCGCCATACATTTCCATGCATGGTACTTGTACGATTGTGGATTTGCTTTCTGTTTCACCTTTGATTCCAGCGAATGGCAATTTAATCATTGCACGTTCGACCCAGAAAAAAGTGTTGTCTTGATTACCGTCGGGTAAGAAACGAAGTACGGATTCACCGCCTTCTTTGAGATTCCAGAACGGATAAATTGAGTTATCTCCGCCTGTTCTTTCGCCTGAACCTTTTTGTTCAGATGCCTTTAGTTTTGCTCTAATTTCAGCCAAAGTTGCCATAGTTTTCTCCTTTATTAGCCTTTGTTTTTTTGCCTATATTGTTTTACACCCAGTAAAACAAAAAGTGCATATACCTAAGTATACGCACTTTTATTTAGCAGAGCAAGATAAATTTTGCTCTAAATCTGGTATTATTTTGCCAAACCTGCTAAGTGAACGATGCTTGCCAAACTTTGATCTTCACCATAACTAACTGTTGGACTTTCGCTAATACTTTGAAGTTGTGTTTCCAAAGCACTAATATCCAAACCAGCATGTACATGTGGTTTCTCTGGTCTATGACCGGCTAAACGAATTACATCATGTTGTTCGTGGCCACTTGGATCTTTTGCATCGATAAATTTGATAACCTTAATTAAGTCGTCTGGACTAGCACTTCCAAATTCACCGTCATCGAATGCTTTCTTAACTTTAATCTTAACTCTCATTCCGCCTAATGGGAAATTGCCTTCATCCTTGTTGTAGAATCCGCTGATGTATTTTAACATGCCTGGGAGACCTTGTTCTTGAGGTGCATCAAAACCAACATCTTGTGGAGTCATTCCGCAGTCTTTAATTATCTCAGCAATAGTTTTAATTCCACTACCTAAGTCAAGTTGTGTTTCTAAAGTAGCGCCTGCTTCTTTTGCTTTTTTAATTGCGCCAGCCATTCCCTTTTGTGCTAATGCTTTGGCAGAATCTACACCTGTTCTATTAGGATTTTTAGCTTTCTTAAATGAAGATTTTTTATCATCTTCGTCCCAAGGTGGGCTGTCTTTTTTGTCTTCTGCTACTGGCGCAGGCGCAGGTTCAACTGGTGCTGCTGGTTCTGCTGGTGCTGCCGCGGCTGGTTCTGCTGGTGCAGGTTCTGCTGGTGCAGGTTCTGCAGGAGCTGTTGCAGCTGGCTCTGCTGGTGCAGGTTCAGTTCCTTGTTCGTCGGAAGGAAATGTTAACTGATTCAATAGCTCTTCGTGTTCTGTTTCAACCCAACCTTTAATTAAATCGTTCAAATCTGTTTCTGCTGGTGCAGCTTTTAATGCATCAATAAAACTTGGTTCATCAATTAAACCTTTTAAAGTCATAACAGCATTATCACCATTTGGTCCTATTTGCATATTTTGTGCAAGGATTCCGTTTAATTTTTCAATAGCGGCAGATTTTGCATCTTCATTAGGACTAAGGATTTCATTTTTGTCTTCACGAACAATATCGTCTAAGAAAGATTCATATTGTTGTTCTGGTGATTGAGGCTTAATACTTCTTACACCTGGATTCTGTTGATAGAACTGCTGTAGTGCATTTGGCTGTTGTGCTGTTGCAGGTTCTTGGGCAGGCTGAGAACTTTGTGCTGGTGCAGCTTGTTTTGCCAAGCCTGCTTTTGTCATAGCTGCCATTGTTGCTGGGCCAAGATTCATGCTTGTACCAGTTTGTCCATCTTTGACAGTAATGTAAGGAGCCATAGATCTCACTATAGCGCCACCGCCTTCGTTTTGATTGCGAAGAATATATGTATTACTTTGTGTATCAAGTACTGCTTTTCTATCTGCACCAAAAACATTTATAGTTGTTAATACAAAACCATCGCCTAAATCTTGACCACCTTGTGCTTGTTCACCCAAGATATCATCAACACCTAGTTCAACAACTGGTAATTCGCTTTCATCTACAAATTTATAAATGTATGGAAAGACCGATTTTAATTCTTCATTAAATGTACGAATAGTTAAACGATCGATTAAATCGTTAGCAACTTCTTCGGGAATCATTTGTTCTTCTTGTTCTTGGAAGTTTTCAACGTATGTATCGTAGAAACTACTGCGTTGTAATTTATTGATTGTTTCTTTAATTTCTTCAATGCGTTCCATTACACGGCTTGTAACATTTGCCATTGCTTCGCTTAACTGCTCTTGGCGGCTAACATAGCCTTTAAATTTACGTAAGTGTGCTAATTCTTCGCTAAGTCCGCAAATGTGTTGTCCAATATTATCGTAAGGGTTGCCGCCGTGTTTGATATGTTCTGCTAATGCACGAGCACCATTTAAGTGTCTATAAGGATACTTGAATCTTTCTCCTTCTGCATTTTCAATGTAGATGCTTTCAATGTGCATTGTGCGACCTGCGGGTAATTCTACATTAATTGGTTGACTATGTTTAATAACTAAGCGAGCTTCGCCTAGATCTTGATAGCTAATTCTGTTGCTACCATAAAGTTTATTTTCCATAATTGCGGGCATAGTTGGCATTTCCTTACGTTTAGCCTGGTACTCGTAATCTCGTTTATCCAAGTTACTTTTTCCAATGTTTTGTACGTCAAAATTTAATAATCTGTCTTTTGCAAATTGTCTAAAACCGCGTATGAATCTATAAGCACCGTGATGTGTTACGTTTTCATCGTCTGTTAAATCACCACTAACTTGAATTACAATACCGTCCTGTGCGTCTAGTGTAATTGCAATAGTGCCCAACGGAACCCCGTTTTCTTCATACTCAAATTCAAAGAATCGAGCGTTTGGAATGTCTTCCTTTTTGCTCAATACTTCTGCGTTTTCATCACCGATTTTAATGTTGCGAAAACGGGTCTGTATTTTACCATACAGATCTTTAGCGATTTTATCTAAATTTGCGTCCATGTTATATTTATCAAAGGTTTGAGGAAACGAATATAGGCAACGGTGGTTCCCAATCGTCATTTAGCTCGTCATTTACACTCATAAGCTCAAATACTTTAGGGTCCCAATCTGCTAAAATTACGCTCATACGAATAATCAGCAGTAGTGCAGCAATTAAGTCGTCGTGTTGCCCTTCTTTAGCTTTGAAGCTTACTCCGCTGGCGATAAAAGTTTTAAGCTCGCTAATCAATATTTTGCTATTGATTTTCATCTTATCTTCTTCGATTAGATACTTTAAACGGCTACAAGCTGCTATTTTATTGCCAAATG